ATCTAGCTGGAAAGATGAGTGGATTACCATATTGTTATCCATACCATTCCTTCTTTGTTTTATTAATGATGACACAAGACAAATGGCATTCGCTGGATTTCAAGCATTGGAACAAGCTCCAGCATGGTATACATATAGTTTTGGTGTGGTGATTGCTGCATCATTTGGTATAAGATCAGCAACTAAATTTTTTGGAGGTAAGAAATAATGGCTTATACAGATGGATATTCAATAAAAGGTAAGTTTACTTCTGATACTGGTGTTAGTGGTGCTAAGAAAAAAGGTAACTACAAAGGTTTAGGTTACAAAGGTGAAACAAAGACATCACCTAAAGAAACTAAGAACTATGGTATGAATACAAATGTAAAAGTTAGACCAGATGGTACAGTTAAAGATGATAAACCAACAGTTAAAGATAAAGCTAAGTCAGTAAGTAATATAACTAAAGTTGTAGAAGATGCAAAAAAATATGAAGATGCAACAAATCAATTTGATTCAAATCCACTTACTGAACAGAAATGGAATCTTAATAATGCTGGTAGTTTAGATGTAGCTTATTCAATAGCCTATGAAACAAAAGGACCAGGTGCTGGATTTTATTTTCAAGGATCATATTATACTGCACCACCTAGTGAAGAATCTTATCAACAAATAAAAGATAATTTAATAAGTATGCAAGAACAGAATGAATCTGCACAAGCAAAAGCTAACTCTGTGTATGATCTTCAAAAAGAAGTAACAGATAATCAAACTTATATGGAATCAAAAAGCAATCAATGGAAGGATGTTACTTATGGAGATGAGTTTGATACAAATATAAGCTCAACAACACCTTCTGTTACAACAACAACTGATTCAAATATTGATGCTATTTATTTAAATGATACAATTACTACTTCTAATTTTGGAAGTTCAAATGATAGTTCATTTTCAATAGATAAAATTAATCCATTATCTGATGGAACAATACCACCAGCTGATTTAGTTACATTTAATTCTATGAGAACTAGTTATGGACAACGAATAAGAAGAGATCAATATATTTTATTAGGTGATGTATTTAATACAGTAGAGTTTGCTCCCATCTTTGATGGATTAAAAATTACTGGTGCTAAGTTTAATGTTAACATACCTTTATTTACAAATAAAAAAGGTACAAGATTTAGAGTAGGAGGATAAATGTTTAGCTTATCAAAAAGAAGTTTAAGTAAATTAGAAGGTGTACATCCAGAACTAGTTGATGTTGTAAAGCTTGCTATAACATTAACTAAAGTAGACTTTGGTGTTACTTATGGAGTTCGCACAAGAGCTGAGCAAGAAGAACTTGTTAAAGCTGGTCGATCACAAACTAATAAAAGTTATCATCTATTACAAACAGACGGCACTGCTCATGCTGTTGATCTTATGGCTTACTGTTCGGGCAAGGCTTGCTGGGAACTGAATGTTTATGATGATCTTTGTGATGCTATGAAAGATGCATCAAAACAATTAGGTAACATCCCAATTAAATGGGGTGCAGCTTGGAGTGAAGGAAGTATTACTAGTTATAAAGGTACTGCTGAAGATGCTATGAATGCGTACATTGATCTTCGTCGTTCTCAAGGTCGTCGTCCATTTCTTGATGGTCCCCATTTCGAACTAATGTACTTATAAGTTCTGCAGCCAAAGCAGAATAACCAGCTATATCTTTATAAGAATCCATATGCAAAGGATCTTCTTTTAATCTAATAGCTTTTGTCAGTATCATCATAATACAAACATCAAGATAATTAAATTTTTGATCTTTAAACTCTGACCAACATTTAGCTATTGATCTTAGATTTTCACTGGGATGTCCGTAGGTATGCTGTCTTGTTGTTAAAGTATCCCCAACTTCTCTGAGGAATTGTGATCTATTCATTTTTTTCTCCTATTGTGGGAGTAGGTAAACTGGAGAATACGTATTCACCTACCCCCTATGTCCATGACAAAAGAGAGAGATTGTGTAACATGGACACTAAAACGGTATCTCGTCATCTATTGAATCATTACTTGTTTTCTCAGTATTATCAAGAGTTTCTTTTGTTTGAGGTTCAGAGAACTGAAGGCTCATATATTTTTTATCTTGATATTCTTTTACCCAGGCAGCAATACGATTATGTTTTACATTCCATGAATCATTTAACTTTCCGGTATAGTCTGGTGCATTTTGATTTGTGCTTTCGTTAGGAAAAACTGCACACAATTCAGTATAGAACTTTATAATATCTACACCTTGTTTTGTTTTACCTTTGACAACAACGACTTTGTGTTTTGATTTTTCAATGTCGATCTCACCTTGTAGTATGTATTTTTGATCTGCGAATGGTGGGAAAACGGCTCCACTATTCTCACTATCATATTCTTTGTCTGACATATTGACCTCCTATATTGTCTTTCTTTTTCCAGTTGATGCAAAATCACCATCATCTTCCGTGCTTTTATCTGGTGTTAAGTTCAGCATAGTTTGCAATGAATACCTACGCATATACGTAATAGCACTACCAGTTCCTTGTGGTCCTCGATTCATACCATTAAGTACAATCTCAGATTTCATTTCTGTTTTGGTAGTAATGTGAATTAATCTTGTAACCAGTATATCCACTGGTACACCAGTAGTAAAATCAACACGTATTTCATGGTTGATAAATACACCTTCTGTAAATAAAGCCATCTCTACTGAATCCATAATATCTTTGATAGTAGAGTGCGCACCGTATTGTGCTTTACCAGATTGTTTGATTGGTTTGAATTTTGTTCTTGCAGCTTCTACTGCAATATAAATACTTGTATGGTCACCCATTTCTCTCTCCTTTGTTTGATGAGATTCTAATAGAACCTCGTTTGTCTTTTTTTAGTGATAGTTGCTCACAGTATACCTCTCTTTCATTTGTAAGCATTAGTGATTTTAATTCTTTCTTTGCTACTTCATGTTTGCTAGCTTGTTCTTGTGTATCTAAATATGTATGTGCAAGACTAACAAAGTGATTATCTTTTGAAGCATCACGTCTAACCATATCATCTACAAGAATATCATTTGTATCTATTGGCTCTATAGCAAAGCAATCTGGTGGTGTATCATTCTTTACATAATCCCAAAACAATCTTATTTTCACCATCATATTAGTATAATAACCTTGATGAAATGAGATTTTTTTGTAATCAAATCTTACATTCCCAAATTTATTAGCAAAGTAACAATCATTATATCCAGATATACCAAGATAGAACTGTATTTGTGGCATATAGTTTTGTAATTGTTTGTCAAAGTTATTAAACTGATTTGTTTCTTTAGCTTCCACAATCGCCGACTGACTCTTGATGGTCGCGTCGATTGTTCCTTTGAGTGGAACTCCATGATGATCTTTGTATACAGATACTTGTTGTTTATCAATACTTAACTGACTCTGCTTTTCGAACCAGTTAAGTATGAACTGCTCATTCCAAACTCCAGATTGTACTGTAAAATTGTTTGACAAATCATCTGGCTGCACTCTACCAGTTTTGATTTCCCATAGTTTCTGCCAGTTACCATGCATAATCTGCACAGCATCTGATCCACCGATAAAACCGATTCTCTCCATCTCTCTCTCCTTTTTTTTATGATATACTATTTACAATTATTTGCAACTAATATATTATTCTAATGTTTATATCGTCATAATATAGCGTGCCTACTCAAACTAGGGTAACTTTTTGTTACCCTTTTTTTTCTCTTCTTCCCAATCAATATGAAATGACTCGACTACTTCATCTGGTCTGATAAATTCTTGTGGCACATATGGTAATGATATCTCAATTTCTTTTGGTTTCTTTAACCATCTATCATGAAATACTTTTATTTTATGGCTGTACTTTTTTATATCCATAATACTCACTTTCTGGTCTTTTAAATGGGGGTTTCTCTAAATAAAACTCTTCATATTTGTATGTCTTATGACACTTATATCCCTCACCATAGATTTTATCTGACCACATTTGGCAAGCTTCTTCAGTATCAAAATGCATGACAGTAAGTAAACTGTATAATATAATTTTATTCATGTAAATAAATCTCCTTGTGCTGGTGGTTCTCCAAGTTCACTAAGTATATAATCTCTTAGCTCATTGGCTTTGATATATTCACTAGCATCTCTTCTAATCACATGACCAGAACGAAAGCCTGTGCTAGTAGTTGGCAATGATATGGTATCGATTGCATTGTAAATACCATTCTTTTGTTTTACAAACTCTACTTTATTACCTCTGGCTTCATAAGAATATTCATGGTGATGTGATCCACCATTCTTCTCTAAGCAATAACCAAAGTGATTAATCTTTACATCAATCGTTATTCTATTCCATTCTATTTCAAATGTTTCTACGTTTGTATTCTCAACAAATCCCCAGTAAGTTGAGTGTTTATTATGCCACCAATTATATTTACTAAATTTTTCATGAACAAATTTGTTGGCATCTTCTTCATAAGTTTCTTCACCTTTTCGGTACTTACAATTACCTCCATTTTTTCCCCATATATATTCTGATATGTAGAATCTTTTGCCAGATTCATTGAGTACCTCAGCTATATAATCAAGTGGTATTATTGGTTTCATTTTGTGTATCCCTTATTATTTCTTCAAAAGTTTTTGCTGACATAATTACTACTACTTGTGGTTCTCCAGTCTTTCTTTTGTAAAAGGCTATATCACGTTTATCTAGTACCTTGAACGGACTTGGAAATTTATCGGTGGTTCGATACTTTACCTCGGCAATATAATTTTTGTTCTTTGGGGACAAAATTATATCACCTCGGTACTCACCACCTAAACTGCCAGATAGGGGTTGACGTTTAGCTTTTATGCCAAGCTTTATCAACCAGTCTACAAACCATTTCTCATGGTATGTTCCTTTTCTTTTATTTTTATGAGTCATCTGGTTTTGGATATGGTTCTGTTATCAATCTAATATCAAGTGAATCACACCAAGCTAGTAGATTATATATACTTGGAGTTCTATATCCATGCTCCCATTTACTGAGTGTTGACTCTGATATTCCTATTTTGTGTGCAAGATCAGCTTGAGTTACACCATGATATATTCTCTCATGGTGTAACAGTTTTACGATAGCTCTGTAATCGTTCCAAGGCTTCATCAATACAAACCTAGTTTTTGTTTGATGTGTGATTCATTGAATGATTCATGATGATCTTCTGTACCTGGTATAAATTCAATCTCCTCACCATCTTTATTTTTAGCCCACCATACATCAGGATCATATTCATCTTGGTCCAATACCCAAGCTTGACCTCTTGTATGTATCATATCACCAGTTGAATAGTGACGTAGTTCTCCACAAATATTATAACTTCTCATTGTATATCTCCACTCCAATATAAATCTCGTTCAATCTTACCACCAAAAGGTAACACCGTAGATTTTAACTCGTTCAAATCTACATAGCCTAGCTCAGTTTCATAACCTAAATTGCAATAACCAAATGCAATGTCATTGTCATCTAGTTCTGATAGATACCAAGTACCTACACCATACGGATTGAATAGTTTTACAATCGGTGCAAATGTTTTCTCGCCATCTGCGTTAGCTTTATGGTTAGCACGCAGTTGGCTTTCTATTTTTTTTGTTAATAGTTGCATCATATTCTCCTATGAAATAAAAATTATAAACGAAACGAATGCAATGACAGCGACAGCTGCCATTGCTTCAGTGATGTAATACCTAATCATGGATAGTCAGCCCAGTATTCATTCCAGTGTTCTTCAACAACTTCTTGAATGATACCTTTTTCAAACTCAGTATTACGATTGAGTTTCTTTGCTACCCAGTTGGTAGCTTCACTTACATTTTGAAATGATCCAAACTCTTGATGATACTCAACACATAGTCCATTGAGATCAGATTCAATTTCTGGTATTAAATTATTATTTACATAGCTCATTACACATTCTCCATCTTTGTCATGTAATTTGCATACTCTTCTATAAGCTGATTGTGTTCTTCATTTACAGACCACATTTCAGAAAGGAACCATTCTTTATTGAAATCCCTATCCATACTTTCGAATTTATCTGCCATCAATCCAACCATCTTCAATGGTACAGATGGACCAAAGTGTTTTATGATCCAGTTATAATGTGCTGGTTCAAACAATTTTTTTTGTTGTGGTATAGCCATAATGTGTATCCCCTTTCATTTGCTATAATTACCAATAGTATCATACTAGGACATAGTGTCAAGTTATAAAGAAACCTACAGGACAATTAAGCCCTGTAGGTATAGGCTAGATTAACTAGCCTTTGCCATTGGTACGAATGGTTGGTATTTGAAAGGTCTACCATCACCAATCATACTATTCATTTCATTGTACTTTGCTTCAAACGGTGCAACGTATGAACGAAGTGTAGCAATATCAGCTTCAATCTCATTGTAGATATCTTCCATCTTTTTGTAGTAAGGACTATCATCACCATTGATACCTGATTCAGTATCCATACTTGCTCTCAAGTCTGGCAACTTCTTACTCTCTGCGGTAGCAATTCTACCGTATACGGTATTACAAATACCTTTCAAGGTACTCAAACCTAATATACTGAAAGGTATACCAACTGTTGCGATTGTTGAATTGTTCTTTGTCTTTGTCATTGTATTCACTCCTTTGTTAATTGAATGAGATCACCTCGCTAAATCTGGAAGCTATGTCAAACCTACGCGATTTGACATAGCTTGGGCGTTCGGCTTGCCCGAATCCCCCGAAGCCAGATTTTGCTAGGTTAGCGCAGTCCATTCACAAGGAGGGGATACATACAGACAAAGCGAAGAACAACCGAGACAATCTCAACAGTTGGAATGCCTTTTGGGTGGGATGGTGGGGTCAATAATAAGTGTGTGTGATGCGCGCATCACGCACTCAGTTTTGGTGAAGCTATCCCCATTTCGCTATTGACATGGTCGATTAGATAGAGTTTCCTACAACTCATGAACACACTCAAGAACCTCGCAGATCAGTCTACGATCACCGCAAAACAACGAAAGCTGGTGGATACACTCGTAGCAACTGGATGCAGCATCAAGAAAGCTAGTGAAGTAGCTGGATATGCAAAGGGAGAAAGTGGTAGAGTCAGTGCTAGCAAGGCTCTCAAGAATCCAAACGTGCAAGCTTACTTGATGTTGCAAGTATCGGAAAGTATAGGACTCAACGCTACGAAAGCTAGTCATAGGTTACTCCAGCTTTCACAAGATGCTAAGAGTGAGTACGTTCAGCTAGAAGCAAGCAAGGATATACTGGATCGAGCAGGGTTCAAAGCTCCTGATAAACACCAGCATCTTGTTGCAGGGGATATCAAAGTAAACATATCCCTTGACTAAAAGGAACTCGCAAGCTCGTACTATATTTATTGGGTTATCTGTCTACATATTAATTTAATCTTACTGTACCCCCTCTGGGGGGCTAGGGGGGAAAATCGCGACTCTGTTACGGTAAGTAGTCCTACTCAAACATTTTTAGCTTGAAAAGCTCTAAAAAATATTTAATGGTTAGTTAGGAGGTCGCTATGGCAGAACGAAATAAGATGGAATCTATAAAAACATTAGTTGATTATTTAGAGGGTTCTCCAATGGTATGTGAGGTAATGTCTATTGCGAATGGTATAGCTGTAATTAAATTTAATTTAGAGCAAGAATATACCTATCATATTACTCAAAAATATGTTGATGAATTAGGAAAAAAAATACATGGCAAAGACACCAGCTTGGCAAAGAAAAGAGGGTAAGAACCCCAAAGGTGGTTTGAATGCTAAAGGCAGAGCAAGCTACAAGAAAGGTACTCTCAAGCCACCAGTAAAGAGTGGTGATAATCCTAGACGTGCTTCTTTCTTGGCAAGGATGGGTAATATGCGTGGTCCAGAAAGAGATTCTAAGGGAAAGCCTACCAGACTTCTTCTTAGTTTAAGAGCTTGGGGTGCAAGTTCGAAGGCAGATGCTAGAGCCAAAGCAAAAGCAATAAGTAAAAGGAATAAGGCATGAGCAAGAAAGTAAGATGGTGGGAAGAAGATGCAGATAATCTTCAAGAGAATGTAAAAAAAATGAAAGAAAAGATTGATAACAACGAAGTTGATTTAGATATGTGTGCTGATTTTCTAGAGTATCACTATGATAAATATATAGCTCAACAACCTAGTTCATATAAGACATGGCTTGAGAAGAAGTTTAGAGTTGCTGAAATGTTATCAAGGTCACCAGCAGATATAGATATAGGGAAGTTAAAATAATGGCAGTAAATGCAGCTGGTAATTATACCAAACCTTCAATGAGAAAGAGTTTATTCAATAGAATTAAAGCTGGTAGTAAAGGTGGCAGACCTGGTCAATGGTCAGCAAGAAAAGCACAGATGCTGGCTAGAATGTATAAAGCAAAAGGTGGAGGTTACAAATGATAAAACTAACTAAAAGGCAAGAAGATACTTTAAAAAAACATTCAAAGCATCATACATCAAAACATATGAAGATGATGCGTATTGCTATGAGAAAAGGTTTGTCATTTACAAAAGCACATAAGAAAGCACAGAAGGAAGTTGGAACTTAATGAAAGCTCCTCAACGATCTTTACTTAACTGGGGTAAACAGAAGTGGAGAACTTCTGATGGTTCTCCATCAAAAGGTAAGAAAAGATATTTACCAGATGCAGCTTGGAAAGCATTAAGTGCAAGTGAGAAAGCAGCAACCAATCGTGCAAAAGCAAAAGGTAATCGTTCCGGCAAGCAGTTTGTAAGGCAACCAAAGAAGATTGCACAGAAAGTTAAGAAGTATCGAACATGAGTTTTTTACATACTTTGAGTGATAAAGAACGCAGAATGTTAAGGAACGTAGTAAAGACAGTGCATCTTAAACACTTTCCCAAGCAATTTGCGACTGATTACGAAGCTGATAAATTGATTGCAGTCATTGGTCCAGAAACTGTAGAAAAACTACTTAAAGTGGCTATTGACTATAAGATTGATGATAGATAGTGCCTAGCTTTAACTACAAACCAGATGGTGAAATATTAAAATCTTTTATGAAAGACTCTAATTTTTTTAGAGGTTTAAGAGGTCCAGTTGGTTCTGGTAAGTCTGTTGCTTGTTGTGTTGAAGTATTTCGTAGAAGTCTTGAACAAAAGAAAAATAAAGAAGGTGTTCGTAAATCTCGTTGGGCTGTAATTAGAAATACAAACCCACAGTTAAGAACAACTACTATAAAGACTTGGTTAGACTGGTTTCCAGAAGATACTTGGGGAAAGTTTCATTGGTCAGTACCATATACACATCATGTTCAAAAGAATGATTTGGATATGGAAATTATATTTCTAGCATTAGATAGACCAGAAGATGTAAAGAAACTTCTTTCTTTGGAACTTACTGGTGTTTGGATTAACGAAGCAAGAGAAATACCTAAGAGTATTATTGATGCGTGTACTATGCGTGTTGGTCGTTATCCATCTATGCGTGAGGGTGGTGCAAGTTGGTCTGGTGTGATTGCAGATACCAATGCTCCAGAAGAAGATCATTGGTGGGCGATTATGGCTGGTGAGGTTCCAATACCAGACCATATTCCAAAAGAGCAAGCAAAGATGCTAATTAAACCTGATAACTGGGGATTTTTTACACAACCACCAGCAATGAAAGAAACACTTGATGATCGTGGTGAAGTAAAAGATTACAGTATGAATAAAAAAGCAGAGAACTGTACTAACATTTTAGATACTTATTATTCTAATCTTATTCGTGGTAAGACTAAAAGTTGGATAGATGTTTATGTAATGAACAGATTGGGTGCAATACAGGAAGGAAAACCTGTATATCCACAGTTTGTTAGTGAAACGCATATTGCAACTGAAGAAATACCTATTGCAATGGGTGTGCCTTTGTACATTGGTATTGATTTTGGTCTTACTCCAGCTGCTGTTTTTGGTCAAAAAGTTAGAGGTCGTTGGTTAATACAATCAGAGATTGTTGCTATTGATATGGGTATAGTTCGATTTGCAGAATTGTTACGACAAGAGATAGCAACACGTTTTGCTGGTCTTGATGTAAACATTATTGGTGATCCAGCTGGTGATTTTAGAGCGCAAACAGATGAATCGACTCCATTTCAGATATTAAGAGGTGCTGGATTAAGAGCAATACCAGCTCCATCTAATAGTGTAGACCTTAGATTAGAGTCAGTTTCGTCACAGTTAACAAAAATGTCAGATGGCAAACCATCTTTTTTGATAGACAGAAGGTGTCCAATGCTGATAAAAGGATTTCAAGGAGGATATTCCTATAGAAGAATGCAAGTGTCAGGAGAAAGATATGATGACAAACCAGAAAAAAATATGTATTCTCATATTCATGATGCTTTACAGTACCTAATGTTGGGTGCTGGAGAAGGAAGGCAACTTATGGCTGGACAAAAACCCCTTTCTTCGTTTAATGCGAGAACGGACTATGATATATTTAAACGAAAACCATTTAAGAAGAGAAGTATATGGCAAAGATTAGGAGGTTAATATGTGTTTATTTGGAGGTGGTAGCTCTGCTCCTACGAGGGATTTGGAAGCGGAAGCAGCCCAAAAAGCCGAACGTGAACGTCAGGAAGCAGAAAAAGCCAGAGCCAAAGAAAAGGCAACGGAAAGCCAAGTAAGACGTGGTACTCCTCTTGTTCAGTATGTTCAAGCACCACAAGAGCCAAAAGCACCAGACCTTACAACAGAAAGACTTGGTAAAGGCGAATCTTTAGCACAAACACAAAGAAAAAAACGTACACGTTTAATGGGTCGTGGTCGTGCTAGAGGTAGAAGATCACTTCTTACAAGTACAGGTATGGGTTATTATGGGGGTAGAGTATAATGATATTTAACTTTCATAACCTTTCTGATGAACAAATTGCTAAAGAATTGATGGATAAATACCAAAGAGCAAAGACAGTAAGGGATCAATTTGTACCTTTGTTTGAAGAATGTTATGAATTTTCTATGCCACAGAGAGAATCTTTTTATACAGAATCAATAGGACAAAGAAGAGATGAAAAGATATTTGATGAAACAGCTGTTGTTGGTGTTCAAGAGTTTGCATCAAGATTACAACAAGGTCTAGTTCCAAACTTTGCAAGATGGGCTGATTTCATTGCTGGCTCTGAAGTACCTAAAGATCAACGTGAAGCAGTCAATAATGATTTAGATGAGGTAACAGAATATGTTTTTGAAATATTACAAAACTCAAACTTCGGTCAGGAAGTTCATGAGTCATTTATGGATTTGGCAGTAGGCACTGGTGTTCTTCATGTAACTGAAGGTGATGCAGTACAACCGATTGTGTTTTCAGCAATACCTTTACCTCATGTAGTATTAGATACTGGTCCTGATGATAAAATAGATCATGTTTACCGAGAGAGAAATGTTCGTTATTCTCATATTCCTTTACTGTATCCTAATGGTAATTTCTCTAAACAGTTAATTGATAAGATGCAACAGACTCCAGATGCAAAAACAAAGATATTAGAAGTTGTTTGCAAGGATTATTCTAAATTAAATCAAGATGCACACTTTGATTATGTTGTAGATTGTGAAAGTAAAACACTTATTAGAAACAATTCCTTTGATGGTGTTGGTTCAAATCCTTATATTTGCTTTCGTTGGTCTAAATGTAGTGGTGAAATTTATGGTCGAGGACCACTAATGAATGCACTTTCAGCTGTAAAAACTACAAACTTAACAATGCAACTTGTGTTAGAAAATGCACAAATGGCTATATCTGGTATCTATCAACTAGATGATGATGGTATAGTTAATCCAGATACAATTAGTTTAGTACCTGGGACAGTTATACCAAAAGCACCAAACTCAGCTGGTTTGCAACCAATAAGGGCTGCTGGCAACTTTGATGTAAGTCAATTTATATTTTCAGAAATGAGAATGAATATTAAGAAAGCTTTGTATAATGAAATGCTAGGTGATCCAAATAAAACACCAGCTACTGCAACAGAGATAGCAGAACGTATGGCTGATTTATCAAGGCAAATTGGTTCTGCATTTGGTAGATTGCAATCAGAAATGGTACAACCAGTTTTACAAAGAGTAGTTCATATTCTTAGAAAGCAAGGAAGAATAGAAATACCAACAGTTAATGGCAGACAAGTAAAAGTAAGGTCATCATCTCCATTAAGTCAGGCACAATCAAGACAAGATATAAGTTCTACAACACAATGGTTACAAGTTGTTCAACAAGGTTTTGGTCCAGAAATAATGAATTTACTTGTTAGTGGTGAAGAAGTTGCAACCTATCTTGCTAAAAAATATGGTGTACCAGATAGCTTGATAAGAGATGCTAATGAAAGACAACAGATAACACAGATTATGCAACAAGCACAAATGATGCAACAAGCACAGATGCAACAAGCACAACAGCAAGGAGAAGAAGTTGCAACGCAATAGTTATGTTGGTATTGATGGGATACAAAGAACAAAAGAATCAGATGAAATAATAAGTAAAAATGTAAGTGCAGTATTTGATACCCCTGCTGGAAAAGAGGTATTGAATTATTTAAGGTCAATAACTATTGAAAGTGTTAATGGACCAATTATTGAACCTAACCAACTTTTGCATCATGAAGGTCAAAGATATATTGTTGCAATTGTTGAAAACAGAATCAAACACTCAAAGAGGATAAAAACAAATGGCTGAAGAAAATCAAACAACTGAAGATGTTTCACGTGAAACAACCTTAGAATCTTATACTCAAGCACAAGAAAGTGCTGACACAACTGACACAACTGACATAACTGACAGACCAGAATGGTTGCCAGAAAAATTTAAATCAGAAAAAGATTTAGCTGAAGCATATAGTAATCTTGAAAAAAAGATTGGTCAAAAAGAAGAAGATTTAAAAAAACAATGGGAAGAAGAACTACAAGTAGAAGCCTATAAAGATAGACCAGAAAAGGTTGGTGATTACATTTTACCAGAAAATATAGATCAATCTATGTCTGCAGACGATCCATTGTTAAAGTGGTGGGCTGATTATTCTTTTGAAAATGGTTCATCACAAGAAGAATTTAGCACTGGTATAGAAAAATATATTGAACGTATTAATGCTAATATACCTGATCCAGAAACTGAAATGAAAAGACTTGGAGATAATGGAGAAGAAAGAGTACAAGCAGTTGAGCTTTGGTCTAACAAATTCTTTCCAGATACATTAAGACAATCAATAGAATCTATAACAGAAACTGCTGATGGTATAATGGTTCTTGAACATTTTATGGAACAAATGAAAGATAGACCAAATGTTCAATCTGAATCACCAAATAAAATTACAATGGATTCTTTAAGAGAGTTACAAAAAGACCCAAGATACCATGATCCAGTTGCAAGGGATGCAGATTTTGTCAAAATGGTAGATGAAGGATACAAAAGATTGTATCCCAATGGAACTTAGTTCTTCTGGAAAACTTAGATTAAGATTTGCTTGTTCTAATGATATAGACTTAATCTATCCATACTTGAGAGAAAATGATATTGAAGAATGTAGGCTTCATAAAATTGATCCAAGAGAAGTGTTTCAATCTGCAATATATGATAAAGAAGCTATAACCTATACAATAACAGTTGAACGTATACCTATCGCTATGTTGGGTGTTTGTGATTCAAGATTTGAAAAAAATTGTGGTGTTGTTTGGATGCTTGGTACACATGGTATTGATAAATATAGAATATCATTCCTAAAAGGTTGTCACGGTGTGATAAAATTATTACAAGGTGACTATAAAAAGATATATAATTATGTTCCAAAACATCATTCAGACACAATAAATTGGTTAAAATGGTGTGGTTTTGAACTAGAAGATAAAAAGTATGCTATTGAAAATAGTTTATTTTATAAATTTTTTCGTTGCAATCATTTAAAAATTTAGTTTATATAGAAATTGTCAAGACCTGCAATGCACTAGCAACCCTGTATGGATAATTGCATTGACGTAGTTAAAGCAGATAATCAATGACGTTGGTGAAACTTTAACAAACGAGGTCGTAATGGCTAATACAATAGATCAAGCCTTTATCAAACAGTTTGAATCTGACGTTCACTTGGCATATCAAAGAATGGGATCAAAGCTAAGAAACACAGTTAGAACTGTAGGCAATGTTGCTGGAAGTGTTGTTCGCTTTCAGAAAATAGGAACTGGAAGTGCTAATACCAAATCAAGAAATGGTTTAGTAACTCCAATGGAACTAGCTCATACAAATGTTGAAGCTACTATGCAAGATTTTTATGCTCCAGAGTTTATCGATAAGCTTGACGAGTTAAAAATAAACATAGACGAAAGACAAGCTGTTGCAAAAAGTGCAGCTGCTGCTCTTGGTCGTAAAACAGATGAAATACTTTATACTGCTATGGATGCTGGTGCTAATAGTACACAGATTCATGACACAAGTAGTGCTGTTGAAAAAGCTGATTTACTATCATTATTTGAAACTATGGGTACTGCTAATATTCCAGAAGATGGTGGAAGATATTTAGCTATGCATCCAAAAGGTTTTGCAGATTTATTTAACATAAATGAGTTTGCAAGTTCAGATTTTGTTGGTGAACAAAATTTACCTTTTGCTGGTGGAATGACAATGAAAAACTTTTTAGGTTTTCAAATCTTTTCAACATCAGCAATTACTGCTGGTAAAAATATGGCTTATCATACTTCTGCAGTAGGACTTGGTATAGGTGCAGATGTTTCAACTGAAGTAAATTATGTTGCTGAAAGGGCTGCACATTTAACTAACTCTATGATGTCAATGGGTGCTGTTGTTATTGATGACAATGGTGTTTATGAAGTCTTAGATAATAATTAATAGGAGGTTAATTAATGGCTTATTCAGCAAGTGGACTTTGTAGAATGGGTGGAGATTCAAATGGAAACACTTGGGTTTACACAACTACAGATGCGATAGGTGCAGTTAATACTGCTGGTTATTTTAATAGTGCAGCTAATATGCTTAAAGTGCGTGATGTTATTATTGTAAAAGATACTAACACACCAACAACTAATCATGTTACCGTTCTATCAAATACTGGTTCAGTTGTAGATGTATCAGATGGTACAGCTATAGCAGAAACAGATGGTGACTAAAAAAGGAGATGGGGGAGTAAACCTCCCCCATAATATTATATGGCATTAACACCTTCATCAGCAGATACTGCTTTAGATATTTCTAGTCGAGCATTAATATTAATTGGAGCAGAACCTATAAGTTCTTTTGATGATGGTACTACAGAAGCACTGGTATGTGTTAATCTGTATGAAGATGTTGTTCAATCTGCATTAGTGAATACAAGATGGAGATTTGCAACCAATCAAAAAGTTTTAAATCAATTATCGGATGCACCAACAGGAAGATATGATTTGGCATATCAGTTGCCAAGTGATCTTATAATGTTGCACGCAATAACGGTTAATGATAACTTAGTAGATTATCAGCTTTATGGTGACAAAGTTTTTGCTGATACTGCAACCAGTGATACTGTTATTGCTGATTATACATTTCGTGCGAATGAAGAGGATTTCCCCTCCTACTTTACAATAGCAGTTGAATTTTCATTAGCCGTTATACTTGCTACTTCGATAGCACGTGATCCATCTTTAGCATCTTTGATGACACAAAGAGCTGATGCTGCAATGGCAAAAGCTAGAAGTATAGATTCACAACAACAAACTACTAGAAAGTTAGAAACAACAAGATTCTTATCTTTTAGGAGAAGTTAATGCAGACAATAAGAATACCTTTTACTAATTTCCAATATGGGGAAATTAGTCCTTCTTTGATTGGTAGAACAGATATTGCTGTTTATACAAACTCTGCACAAAAAGCTACAAACTTTTTATTAAGAGCTGAAGGTGGTGTTATTAAAAGATCAGGTATGAAACATATTTATGAGTTTACTCAAACTGTTTCTGGCACAGATCAAAAGATAAGGATTATACCATTTATATTTAGTGATGATGAAAGATATATTGTTGCTTTATCAGAGGGTTTAGTTGAAGTATTTATTTTAGATTTTGATAGTGGTGGTAATGTATCAAGTGGTGCAGTAACACGTATTCAAGCTTTAACATCTGATGTTGATGGTAATTCTTTATCATCTATATTTACAACAAGTATTATTAAAAATATTACTTATGCACAATCTGGTGATGTTTTGTTTATGGCACATAATACTTTTAATCCATACAAACTTGTAAGAACAGCATTATTAACTTTTGAATTATCTAAGTTTTCTTTTGATCAAAGATCAGATAACAAACAAATCTTTCAACCTTATTTTAGTTTTCAATCACCCGGTGTTACAATGACACCAAGTGCAACTACTGGTACAGTTACTTTAACTATAAAGCCAAGTGGTACGGCTAATAATTGGGCTGCATCTACTTCATATAATGTAGGTGATTTAGTTAAAGATACTGGTTTAAATCAGATATTTAGAGTTAATACGGCTCATAGTTCAAGTGGATCACAGCCATTAACAACTAATGCTAATGCTTCTAAATATACAGCATTTAATTATTTTGATACTACTGGTTCTTTATCTGGTTCTAATTATCCTAATTCAAAACACGTAGATACAACTTTTAGATATAGAGGACAAGAAATACAAATAACTTCTGTTCAATCTGGATCACAAGCCACTGGTGTGGTAATGGACACATTGTTTACAAAACTTGGTATTAATGCATTTCGAACAATAAGTGGTTCTGGTACTGTTGAAGTTACTATGATACTTCATAATCTTTCTGATGGTGGTAGTGGAACTGGTGATAGTATTACTATTTCTGAAGCTGATGCTGTAAATGGACTAACAACTTCTAATTTAAATGGTACTTTTGAAGTTCAATCTATTATTGATGAAAATACTTTTACAATTACTGCTGGAGGTGGTGCTACTGCTAATGCTTCTGGTGATGGTGGTGGTGCTCCAAAGGTAACAACTAATGCAGAAACAGCTGACTTTGAGGAACAATCATATTCTGATGTAAGAGGTTTTCCAGCAGCAGTTGTTTTTCATGAAGGTAGACTTTGGTTTGGTGGTACACTTGCACAACCAGATGGTTTATGGGGTTCTCAATCTGGTGAGTTTTTTAATTTTAATACTGGTACTGCATTAGATAATCAATCAATACAATTATCATCTAGTGTTGGTCAACTTGATAGTATAAAGCATTTAGTATCAAATAGAGATTTACAGGTATTTACTGAAAGCTCTGAGTTTATTGTACCAGCTTTTGAGAATACACCAGTAACACCAACAAATGCAATGATACGTAGACAAACACCATATGGTGCAAGTACGGTTAAACCATTTGTTTTTGATGGTGCTACTCTTTATGTACAAAGATCAGGTACTGTTGTTAGAGAATTTATATTTTCTGATACTGAAGCTGCATATATTGCAAATGGTGTCTCGACACTATCTGCACACCTTATTACAAATCCAGTTCAAATGACAACATTACAAGCTGCAATACAAAGACCAGAATCATATATATTTTTAGTTAATCAAGATGGTACAATAGCAGTATTTAATTCTAATCGTGCAGAAAAAAGAGCTGGTTGGACACAGTTTGTTACTGGAAACTCTGGTAAGTTTAAATCTATATGTACTGTTGATGAAAGAGTTTTTGTTGTTGGTCAGTACAATAAAGGTGGTGATGGTGGTACAGAAAAATATGTACTGATGGAAATAGATGATAGTCTGAATCTTGATATGTCCAGAGTTTATTCTGGATCAAATAGTGTTTTTGATGTATCTGGTCAGTTTGATAATGGTGCAGTATTAGATGTAATTAATGGTAATGATTATCTTGGACAGTTTACTGTAGCTAGTGGAAACATAAATGTATCTGCTGTTCAATCTGGATTATCTTCTGTTGAGATTGGTTTTAAGTTTGATATTAATTTAAAAACAAATCCATTAGATATTATTACATCAAGTGGTCCAACTACTGGTATGCTTAGAGGTTTAGGTAGAGTTATATTAGATTTAAATAATACAATATCTATATCTGTAAACTCTAAGAAATTAGAAATAAGAAATGTTACAGATGATTTTAGCCAGGCAAGAACAGCCATTACTGGTAAAAAAGAATTTAGATTACTGGGTTATAGTCGTGATCCACAGATTACAGTTACGCAATCTGCACCACTACCAGTACAAATTAATAGTATAATAGCAGAGGTACAAATATAATGAATCCATTATTTATAGCATTAGGTATATTTGCAGGTTTTCAAAGTGCAAGTGCAGATTATCAAGCTGGTCAAGAACAGAGAAGATTAAAATATGAAGAAGCACAAAATGCTGAAATAGAAAAAAGACAATCTGAAATACAAGCACAACAACAACAAAACAATAGACTTCGTGATTTTGCAGAAGCAAAAGCAATTAATGAAGCTTTCTTTGCATATGCTGGTAGAGGAGCCAGTGACCAATCTGCTAAAGCTTTCTTTGATTATAATGAAGATATTGCATATGAAGATATTACACGTATTGCAAATACATCATTAATAAGAAGTTTACAGTATGACACTCATGCTAGTAATTTAAGAAGAGCTGGTGATTATGCTGAAAGAGCTGGAAGCATTACTGCTTTCTCAACAATAATAAGTACTGGATTAAATACTGTTAGGACTGCTTAATGGCTAGAGTTGTAAGAGAAAAAACAAAAGTATTTACTGGTAATATTGGGATTAATACTACCAGTGGTACTGATATATCTAATTCACTTAATCAAATATCGAGTGCTGCATCTAATGCTTCATCTGCATTTTTTAAACGAGCAGATGAAATAGCACAACAAGAAGGACTTGATGCTGCTAAAGATTTAAAAATAGATCAAATTACAACATTAGATATTAACACTGGTAAGCCAGTTGCATTAAGTATTCCTAAGACATGGGGTATTACACGAACAAATGCTTTTCGTGATATGGTTGATAAAAGATTTTATGCAAGTATTGAAAATGAAATACGTGTAAAATCAAAAGAGTTTTCTCAAAAATATAAAACAAGTGGTAATTACTTAGCTAATTATAGATCAAGTATGCAAACATACTTGGCTTCAATGCATAAAGAATCAAGTGGTCAATATGCAGAATTTATTAAAGAAGTAGGTGGTAACACTATTGCAGCTACTGAACCAAACATATTAGCTCATATAGAAAGTAAACAATTATCACAAACAAAAAACTTTATTGGATTAGAAAGATCAAAATTATTACAACTTTATAATACAGCTTTTGATCCTGCTAAAAAAGCAGCTGCAAAAAAACAACTAGAAGAATTAACAGAAAAAGGTATAGCCTTACAATTACTTCCTAAAAATGCAAAAGATGCATTAAGCTTTGAGCTTTCATCTATTGATGGTTTTAATACATTTAGAAATATTATTGGTAATTCTGATAATGTAAAAGAATTAAATAGTTTACAAACTTATCTTCTTACTAACAATCCAAGTTTATTAAATGGTTTTGGTAAGGAAAAGAAAAAACAAATTATTCAAGCAAGACAGTCATTAGATAATCAACAAGTTAATGCTATTAATTCAACAGCTAACCAAGCTAAAACAAGAATTAACAATGTTCAAAATGAATTTGAAAGAGAACAATCTAATCTTGCTGTTGAAAATGCTAGTTCTATTGTTACTCAAGCAACTCAATTTGTATTTGATCAACCTATAAATACTGAAGGTGCTTTTTTAGAAGAGTTTGAATCTTCATTAGCTAAAGCTTATGAACACATTATAAAAGAACATCCAGAGTTAGCTTTTAATCCTTCAGTTGCTAATCGTGTAAAAACTAATATTAGAAATGCACAAACAGATAGATATTTATCTAGTGCATTTGCATTACTTTCAGATGAAGAAGAACGATTATTTACTACATATGGTGGAAATAATTTAATAAATAATGCATATTATTCATTGCCAAATCAAAGACCAATATCATCTGAAGATCAAAACATTTATAATCAGTTAGTAGCACTTAGTCCTAATTTTGAAAATCTATTTAATACAGTAGAAGAACTTTCTGCAGCTGGTGTTCCTACATCAAGTATTACACAAGTATTTAATTCTAGAACTAAAAATTGGACACAACCTTATACAACAAGTGAACAAAAAAAATTAGAAATAATACAAAATCTTACTGAAAACACTGGTAAAGTATTTGATGGTACAACAAAAGATTATCAATCAGCAGCTGGTGATTTAATGCAAACAGCATATCAAAACTCATCATTAGTTACTGATGCAGAAACTGGTCAGTTTCTTGGTGATTTTATTAATGATCCTAGAATTTTTGATAATCAAGAAATAATGGATACTTATGGTCAAATGTTAGATCAAGGTGCTTTACCAATTCAAATAATAAATGCAATTAAAAGTAATAATATTTCTGAAACAGTTTATAAATTAGCTACTATAGCACAACAACATATTACTTATAGAGGTAACAATCAATTACCAGTTGTAAGAAATGTTTTAAATAACATTTCCGGTATTCAATTATTTAATGAAAAATTATATGCTGTAAATAGTTTACTTAAATTAGGAATTACTTCAGGTATACCTGACTATGATTCAAATGGTAAACTTGTAGAAGGAACTGGTAAAGCTATAGAAAGTTATACAGAAGCTTTTGAACTAATGAATAGTTTTGATATTAAAGATAATTCACCTTTTATTGACAAACTAAATAGAGCTGCAAAGTTTGCTGGATTTAAAGATCAAGGCAATAAAAGTCCAATGCAACAAATTTACGATAGTATTGATAAAATTCTTATAGATGAATATCCAGAATTAGTTAATGATTTTAGAAATGTTGCAGAATATATGCTTATGGTAGGTACAAAGTTTGATGAAAATACTTTGAAAACTATGATAAAAGATTACGTTGAAATTAATACTGGCTCTGATGGTATTGTTTATGATAGTGCAAATGTAACTAATCCACATAGAAGTATATTTGCATTAAATCAGATTTTTAAACAACCAGAAATAGCAGTTGCTTTTACAAAATCTATTGAGTCATTAGTTAATCAACAGTATTTAAATGCTTATTCTAATACGTTTTTTGATTACGAAAAACAACAACTTAAATCTAATTATAAAAAATATAATTCACTTGAAGATGCATTTTTAAATGAAAAAATGACTTTCTTTACATTTAATAATTCAGAAATGACCGATCAGGAAGCTGAAGATATTTTCTTTAAAAAAAGAATTGATTTTAATTTTGGTGATTTTGATGATTTATCTGATGATAGATTTATTATGCGTTCTTTTACTGGTGGTGCAAAAGCAAATTTAGAAAAAAAAGGTGGAAAATATATTTTTACCTATGATCGAGAAGGTAGTGGATTTTTACCAATGGAAAAAACACTTGTTGATTATTATTATCAATATGAAGGTGATCCAGCTTTATTTAGTACAAAAGGTTCATTTGAAAAAAGTGTAGGTACAAGTTTTACTAAAAGAGTAATGAGTCAAGAAGTAGGAAGTTCAACTATTCAAAATATGTTTTTAATACCACTTCCAAATAAGATTGGCACAAATGTATTTGCTGAAGAAAGTATATTTGATGTTCAATATATTGTTGCTATTAAATCCCCAGGTGGTGGGTTAAGACCATTAAATAATCCAAATACTCAAGGTAGCTTTATTATTGATCCAAAAGATTTTAAAAATGCAGTTGAATCATTTGATGAAAGCTATAAGAAAGCTATTCTTACTCCAGGAGAAATAGAAGCTTTCAAATTAAATAATTTAAATCAAGACAATCCTGACTTTCAAAAACCAGTTACATTACGTGAAGATATAGTTGATAAAACTATTAAATTTAATTTAAAAGCTTTTGAATTTTTAAATAATAATATTCATAAACTTCCAAATATTTATAGTCCATCATTTAATGTTAGAGTACCAACCCAGTTTTTAGGTGAAGAATCTAGGTAAAGAATATGAATAAAGGATATTTACCATTAAGAAGTGTAGGTATTAAACCTAGATCACCATCATTCGGTCAAGTTATATCTGCACAATTTGGTTATAACTATGATCCTATTCATGAATATTTATATAATGAATATGTTGTTGGTACAGAACATGATCCTAACTATAACGCACTTGAAGATTTAGAAGGTTATGAATTATACTCTCAACATTTATTGTCTGCACAAAATGCAGATCATATGGCTAGTTTAAAACGTGGTATTGATGATAACATTCGCAGAAGAGAAATAATTGGAGAAGCTGGATTAGGCTATAATCTAATGGCTGGTTTTTTTGATCCAGTTAATTTATTAGCTTTGCCACTTGGTGGACCAACTGTTGGAATTGGTCGTTCTATGGTAAGAGTGGGTGCTGGTGTTGGATTAACACAAGTTGGTCAAGAAGCATTACGTGCGCCATTTGATCCTCTTAATACAAAAGAAGAAGTATTTAATAATATCGCAATGGCTACTGCTGGTGGTGCTGTTTTTGGTGGTTTGTTTTCTATACCTATTACTAGAAAAGGTAAAATGATGGCAAAGCTTATGAAAGATATGGATGAAGCTAAATCAGCATCAAAAGGAATATCAGTAGAAAGTATTACTCCAGATGGTAAAGTTACAGTTTCAAAAAAAGTAGATAAAAATAAACAAATTGTTTCACGTGAAACCAATGAACCAGTTGCTCATGTAGGTAGTGATTCACAATTAAGAAATAATCAAACTGGTGAAATAATAGAAGATACTTCTAAAAATAAAAAAATAACATTTGATATAACAAATCCATTTGGAATGGCACGTTCTTGGTATACTGATTCTTGGATGTATAAAGGTATTACTACACCTATGAAAAGAGTTTTGCAAAATGAAAATTTGCCAGATTTTGTTAAGTTTTCTTTTGTTAAATTAGCTGGTGACTCTGGAGTAAAACTTAATTTACATAAGTATGGTATTGCCATTGATCCAAGTGTTTATCAAAAATCAAAGATAAGAGAAGGTGAATGGGTATCTGTTTACGATCAATTAGTAAAATTATACACAAAAGAAACAGATCAAAAAATATTAAATCCTGGAGGGTTTGATTATAACTTAACTAATAATAGACACTTTATTCAATGGTTAGAAGATTTAGAATTAAAAAGAATACAAAATATTAAAAGTGAAAGTACAGTAGCAAGAGAAGCACAAAGTTTATTAACTCAATTTTGGGAAACATGGAGAGTAAGGTTAGATTCTGAAGGATTGTTAGGTGGTAAAAACTATCTACAAATTGCAATACAGCGTACTAAAACAAGAATAGAAACTAAACAAAAAATAGCAGATGCATATATAAGACAAAATAAATCAGTAGATAAAGTAAATGCACAAATTAAAAAATTAAAAGACGAATTACAAAATTATGAAAATAGATTAGCTAAAGGTGAAAGTGAATCAGGTATGTACTTACCTAGATATTGGAGCCTTAGTAAAATAAGCAGAAATAGAAATGTTTTAGTTGATATTATTGCTAAGTATTATTTAGATAATCCATTAGCTGAAGGTTTTATTAATAAAAAAACTGGAAAAGAACTAACAGAAAAAGAACTTAAATTATTAAATAGTGAAGAATCTGTAAGACAAAGAGCAGAAGCTACTGTAAAAGCAATAGAGAATAAAGGTGATTTATTTGATATTGAAGCACAAGATTTAGTTGCTAACAATATGTTTGATGGTTTTATTGAAGTTTCATCAAAGCATATTAAGCAAAGAAACTTAGATATACCTACTTATTTGGTTGCTGATTTTATTGAAATGAATCCTATTTCTGTAATGAAAGCATACACTGGTAAGATTGCACCTCATTATGAATGGTCAAAACAATTTGGAAGAGGTGGTTTAGAAAAAACATTATCTGATATTGAAGATGCTATTATTAATGCTGGTCTTAGTCAAAAGACAGTACAAAGAGTGCATAAGGATTTTGTTTCTTTATATGATCGTGTAATGAAAACAGTTGTTAAAGAACCACACGCACTTAATCAAAAGATAAGAAGAGTGTTAAATGACTATGCTACTTTAAATTTTTTAGGTTCTGCTGGTTTTTCTACATTGCCAGATTATGCTAAAATAATTATGGAACATGAATTGGGTACAGTTTTTAAAACACTATCTGGTTTGTTTAAAGATCAAAGAATAAGTCTTTCGAAGAGTGAAGCACGTATTGCTGGTGAAGCTTTAGAAATATTGATGGGTGATACTCATTTAAGATTTAGTGATGATATGATTAATAATCCTTTTGGTGATGGTTTTTATGCAAAAGGAATGGATAAAGTAAAACAAGGTTTCTTTTTTCTTAATGGTTTAGCTCCTCTTACTAATATAGCAAAAAGACTTGATGGTATTATGCGTGGACATACTATTATTGACTATGCATTAAAAGCTAAAAAAAATTCAGCTACACAGTTTCAAAAAGAATGGTTAGCTAGAAACAATATTACACAAAAAATGATTGATGAAATAGCTGATAAAGCTGGCTGGCAAAACACAAAAAAAGATAATACTGGTTTATATTTACCTAATTCTGAAACTTGGTTAGCTAAAGGTGTATCTCAAGAAACGCTTGATGGTTTTAGATCATCTATGAATACTGGTATAGGAAATACTATTTTGATGGGAACACCAGCAGATAAACCTATTGCAGTTGATGGTGTGTTTTATGTTCCATACAACATTGGTCGTTTGTTTGGAATGAAACAAGACAATAGAGTACAAGGTTATTCAAGAATAGAAAATGGTTTGCTTGCATTACCATTTCAATTTTTATCATATTCTTTTGCAGCATCAAATAAAATTACAGCATCTTTTGCACAAGGTACGTTAACAAACCCAATTATAGGAATGTTTGCTGCAATGGGACTTGGTTATATGTCATTAGAAATAAAGTATGCAATGTATCCATATATACTAGATGAAATGAGTTGGAGAGATAAATTTGCTAGAGCATTTGATGCATCAGGTTTAATGGCTTTACATTCTGATTTAGCCTACAGTGTATTAAATAATGCTACTGCATTAGGATATGTAAATGATGAAAATTTTGGAATTAGTCCAAAATATAAAGTTCCAACTGAAGGTGTTGAAAGAACGCTTGATGTTGCTGGTCAATGGATTGGTCCAGCTGGTGGGTTAGTTGGTGATATTGGTCTTGGTCTACATCAATTACATCATGGAAATTACGCAGAAGGTACAGAAACCTTAATAAATACAGCACCTGGGAGATCATTATGGTTTATAAAAGGTTTAGTTGGAGAAGCTAAAAGACACGTAAGAAATAATTTTTAATTGATTTAATGATAAGAAGAGGTATATTTTAGACATGACTATTGATCTTACAGATAATGCACCTAGAGTTTCGTACTCAGTGTCACAAGGAGCTACACAAACTAGCTTTGCTGTACCTTTTGAGTTTTTTGATACAACAGATTTAAAAGTAGTTGTTGATGGAACAACTAAAACTATCACTACACATTATACAGTAAACCAAAATAATGATAAAACTGGCTCAATTATTATGTCAGTTACTGGTGCTACAGGTGGAAGTACAGTAATTATATACAGAGAAATACCATTAAGCAGAACAACTGATTTTCCAGCTTCTGGTGCTTTTCCTATATCTACACTTAATACAGAATTAGATAGAACTGTTGCTTTGTTTGATGATCGTAAAGATCGTATTGATAGATCAGTTAGGTTAAATGACAATGATGATGCTGCTTCAATGGTATTGCCATTAAAAG